ACATTATTAAAGGTCCTTGTTTAAATTGGATCGCATGTGCTACACCAGAGCAGTTCGTAGATAATTTACCAGAGGATGCTAGATCACAAGGCTTGTTATCTAGAATCATTCCTGTATTTTATGATGGCGAAAAGATACCACAGTCTTTATTACAAGATAGAGTAGAAGATTCTACAATACATAATCTAAGAAATGATTTATCAGAGATAGCTAAGATGTATGGTCCTATGCGATTTGATGATAGAGCATTTGATAAAATAAATCAAGACATAGAATCTGGATTGAAACCAATACCAACTGATGCAAACCTAGCTGAGTATACACAACGTAGAGTATCTCACTTTATTAAAGTTGCTTTGGCTGTATCTGCAAGTAGTTCTAAAGATAAAGTTATTACTTGGGATCAATGGCAAAGAACTAAAGATTTAATGTTTGAAGTAGAAGAGAATATGCCTAAGGCATTGGCAGGCTTTGGTATGGCTAGAGCGGGTAAACTAGCACAAGATATGGCTGTTTGGACTAAAGAAACTATGCTGAATACAGAGAGAAACTTTGTAAGTCTTCGACATTTTAAGCGCGAATTACTCCGAAGAACTCTCGCACCAGGAGAATCAGAACAGACAGTTAAAGCTATGGAAGAGGCTGGATATATTCAAGTTAAAGACGGTCTTGTGTTCCCAATGAAGTTATGATACAATCAAAAACTCGCGCTCTCTACAGGACAATATGAAAGGATACAAATGAAAATAAATATAGAATACTCACGTGATGAATACCTAACCGAATCAGGAAAGACAATATTAAAAGATAGATACTTACTACCAACAGAAGCCAGCCCTCAAGATGCGTTTGTTAGAGCTGCCAAAACATTTGCAGATGATCAAGCACATGCGCAAAGATTGTATGATTATGCTAGTAAGTTGTGGTTTATGTTTTCCACTCCTGTGTTATCTAATGGTGGTACTACACGTGGTTTACCTATATCTTGTTTCTTAAATTATGTAGACGATTCTCGAGAAGGATTAGCTGATCACTATACAGAAAACATATGGCTGTCTAGTATGGGTGGTGGCATTGGTGGATACTGGGGTGATGTAAGATCACAGGGTATGTCTACTAGTATTGGAAATAAAACTACAGGAGTTATTCCTTTCATGCATGTAGTTGATTCACAGATGACTGCGTTTCATCAAGGCGCAACTAGAAGAGGAAGCTATGCTTCTTATATGGATATATCTCACCCAGAGATTGTAGAGTTTATTGAGATGAGAAAACCAACAGGTGGAGATATACATAGAAAAAATTTAAATCTACATCACGGTGTAAATGTATCTGATAAGTTCATGGAAGCTGTAGTAGCAGGAGATTCTTGGGATTTAATTGATCCACATACAAAACAAGTTATCAATACAACAGATGCTAGAACTCTATGGATTAAATTACTTGAAACTAGAATAGCAACAGGTGAACCATATATAAGTTTTATTGATACAGTAAATGAATCATTACCAGAGACACAAAAGAAACTAGGATTAAAGTTTAATCATTCTAATCTATGTTCAGAGATTACATTACCTACAGCAAAAGATAGAACTGCTGTGTGTTGTTTATCTTCTGTTAATTTAGAATACTTTGATGAGTGGAAAGATAACCCACAATTCATAGAAGATTTAGTGCGTATGTTAGACAATGTGTTAGAACATTTTATTCAGAAAGCTCCAGACTATATGTGGAGAGCTGTCAATTCTGCACGTTGTGAAAGAGCAATAGGTTTAGGTGCAATGGGATTACATAGCTACTTTCAGAAGAGAGCTATATCTATGGATAGTCCTATGTCTAAATCTATAAACGAATATATCTTTAAACATATACACAACGAGGCTCAAGCTGCTAATAAAAAGCTAGGGGCAGAGAGAGGTTCACCCGCAGATATGGAAGGCACAGGACTACGACATTCTCATGTCATCGCCATTGCTCCTAATGCATCTTCATCAGTTATCTGTGGAGGAACCTCTCCATCTATAGAACCACTAAGAGCAAACGCTTTTTCTCAAAAGACTTTGAGTGGCACATTTTTAATGAAGAATAAATACTTAGAGAAGGCATTAATAAAGTATGATAGAAATAATAAAGAAGTATGGAAGTCTATCGTAACTAATGGTGGTAGTGTGCAACACTTATCATTCTTATCTGAAGCAGATAAAGAAGTATTTAAAACTGCAATTGAAATGAATCAAAGATGGTTGGTAGATTTAGCAGCCGATAGACAAAAGTATATTTGTCAATCACAAAGTTTAAATTTATTTTTACCACCAGATGTAGATACTAAAACATTACATGGTATACATCTGAGAGCATGGAAGAGTAAAGTTAAAACTCTATATTACATGAGAAGTCAAGCACTTAAAAAGGTAGAGAACTTATCTAGTAAAATAGAAAGAACAATAAGACAAGACTTTGATACAGATGAAACTGCTTGCGCAGCTTGCGAGGCATAGGAAGGGGAGAGATGTCAGTATTTGAAGGAAGAGAATATTACAAACCATTTGAATATCCGTGGGCGTTTAAAGCCTATGATGATCAACAAAAGATGCATTGGTTACCAAGTGAAGTTCCATTACATGAGGATGTAAACGATTGGAACTCTAAGATGAATGATGCAGAAAAGAATCTAGTAAAACAGATTCTAACATTTTTTACACAAGGTGATGTAGATATTGCACAAGCCTATATGGATGTGTATATACCCATGTTTAAAAAACCAGAGGTGCGCATGATGTTATCCGCTATCGCTACATCGGAGGCTAACCATGCACACAGTTACTCTTTATTAAATGATACAATAGGTATGGATGATAGAGAGTATAAAGCTTTCCAAGAATATAAAGAGATGGCTGACAAACATAACTACCTTTGGGAAAGTAAAGGGGGCACGGAAGAACAAAAGATCATAAGAGATATGGCTGTGTTCTCTGCATTTGGTGAAGGCTTGCAGTTGTTTGGTTCATTTATTATGCTACTAAACTTTCAAAGGTTTGGTAAGATGAAAGGCATGGGGCAGATAGTTGCATGGTCTATACGTGATGAGAATCATCATGTGGAAAATATGATTAAGTTATTACATACTGTATTAGATGAGAAACCTCACGTATGGAATGATAAGTTTAAGAAATCACTCTACGATATATGTAGGGATATGGTAACTCTTGAAGAGAAGTTCATAGACTTGGCGTTCGCACAAGGACCAGTCCAAGGACTTACACCACAAGAAGTAAAGAACTATATACACTACATGGCAGACAGAAGATTACTCCAGCTAGGTTTAAAACCTAACTACGGAGTTAAAAACAATCCGCTTGAGTGGGTGGATTATATTGTCAATGGACAGGCACACGAAAACTTCTTTGAGACTAGAGCGACTGAGTATGCAAAGGGAGCAGTTCAAGGAGATTGGAGTGATGCCTTTTCCTCTTGACAAACCTTATATCATTTGATATAATAACACTAACAACGGAGACAGGGGGGCACAAAGAACCTTACTTCTTCTAGATGCAATATTTAGAAACAGTTTGGGGAACAACTTCCACAACCGTACAAAGGGCTGGTCTTAGGATTAGCCCTTTTCTTTTGGAGACACATGAAAAATAAATTTAATTATCCACACACAACTAAATATGATAGGTTTGCAAAAAAGTTATACCTGTTATTCAGCAATAAATCATTGACTTCTAAGTATAAGTTTGATAGACTCCCAATCAAAGACAAGGACTATTGGAGAGCCTTGGCTGAAATATCAACAAAGGAGAAACTATGGCAAACCCAACAACTTTCTCCGTAACAGAATCATTTGTTAACAAGTGTTTAAACTTCTTTAGCAAAGACGAAACAAACGGAGACTCATTAGAAGATTATTGCAGAGCTGAGTACAGAGAAGACTGGCAGTGGGCATTAAACTTTTATAAAAGAAACAACTCATTTCCAAGTGTTCATAAGATCATAGAGAAATAATTGTAATCGGAATAGGCTAGGCGTAAGCCTAGCTTTGTTCTTTGAATTTATAAAAGAAGTTAGTATCGTCACCTGCTGTCCATTTACTGACAGATTCCACATTATATTCTATAGTTGATACTTTAAAATCTGGTTGCTTTGGTTCTGCAGGAGTCAAAGATTTGTCATAAAACAATGTTCTATTGTTTGGTTGGGCAGCAAAGTGTCCGTTTTCTAATTCTAAAATATTAAATGACTTATGTTCCTCTGGAACTTGTGAGTAATTTATGTTGGGTAAATTATGATCAGCATGGCAACTATCTATTGTAAAAAGATATTCTCCATGATACCATTTCTTTGATGGCGATAAGTATTTTGCTCTAGGTGGTACAGTAATTTTTTCTATCACTGTTATATGATAACTAAAAGCATCCCACAATTCTAGTTCTTCTAGGGGTAAATCTTCTTTAACATTGGGTGAACTAACGAAAGCACTAATTGGTAGCTTATCATAGAGAGCGGCATACTCTGGTATATATGTTTCAAAATACAAAGCTCTGCCTTGTATAGATTTAACAGTAGTCCATATGCCTTCTACGTATTCTCCGTGCCCCCTTTCGAGGTCATAGAGATATTGTTTCTTAACCCAAACTTTTACAGGTGGTACGTTAGCTACTAGAAAAGACATCTAGTGTGCTAGTTCTCTGATGATATAAGATAGTTTCTCCGCACGCATTGGGGTCTGCTTTGCCCAGCGCGAGTCAAGCATTTCATCTGCGGCTAGGTGATAGGTCTTAGTAGATAAATTTGCTAAGAATTTTTTAAACTTACCTACACCCCCAACACCTAGCTGAAATACCATTTCTATAAGAACCTCTTTAACAGGTTGCGGATGATCGTCAAGATTGATATTATTTGCTTGAGCGACCACGTCAGCAGAATTACAGGCGCTTTCAAAATCACTTTCAAACACGGCTTCCAATTGTTCTTGACTATATTCAATACCTTCTTCATAGTTGTCCTCCGTTGTAACGAGGTGACCATATCCTATGGTAGCAAATCCTAAGCTATCCTTATAAACGATATTTCTAAATCCCTCGTGTTCTTTTATTCTCTCCTTAAGTTCTTCAAACATTAAAATCCTCCTATGCCCCAATGTTTATTATGTTCATCTTCGTCTTGCTTTTGTTTTCCTTTTTTGTGATTCAATAAACTTTCTATATATAGCGGCAGGCTTACTCTTGCCAGCAACGCGAGCTCGCTGCTCCATTGCAATAGCTGCTTGAGTTTTATGAGCATGGCTTCTACCGCTTCCACGAATTTTAGACACGCTCTTTCTAGCCGATGCGGCATCTTTGAATCCAAGTCCTTTGATTGTACCTTTTGGGTTTTCGTCTGTGTATAAGTCTGAGTGTTTTTTTGAACCAACAGGTTGTCCTTTCTTTCTAGGTATTCTTGGAGCCATTCTTAGATAGTAATCCCATAGCGCCCTTAGCACCTTTAATACCAAAGCTTGCAGAACAAGCAATATATAATAAATGTTTGTAATAATCTGGTAAACTATGCAATGCTTCAAATCCTGCTTTGATGTGTGGTGTCCATCCAGGAATAAATACTAGCACCGCTGGAATTAACAGGCATAGTAAAATTAGTTCGTCTTTCCAGCTCCCTTTCATTTGATCTACAGCGGAAGCTTCCCACGATATTTTACCTGCGATCTGTTGTTCTTTTAAACTTTTCTGTGCTTTTATTTCTGTCAAAGCTAAGTCAGCTTTTGCTTTCTTAGTCTCAACAAACCCCTTGACTGTATCTCCTATCAAAGATGTTAGAGGTCCTACTAATAGATTTAACATTATGATACCTTTCTAAATCTTTTTGTTTTCTTCTTTATATTCTTTGGTTGAGCCGCGTGTTGTTTACCAGCAGCTCTGGCTTTTCTTTTAGCTCTAGTAGTGGCAGCGTACTCAGCAGGTGACAAAGACTTTATAGCAGCAGAAGGTAGATATCTTTCTCCTGTAGCTTTAGGTCCTTGTGTCGATGGCTTTCCAGATTTGGTTCTCCATTTCTGTTTGGTCCATGACTTTAAACTTCTCTGCGATTTGGCAAGAGCCATTACTTTTTCTTTTTAGACTTCATGATCTTGTCTTGCAAGAACTTAGGTAAAGTCTTTTGAGCTCCAGTTAATTTACCTTTTGTACCATTACCATTCTTAACTTCTTTCATTGGCTTCTGGTTCTTAGCTTTCTTAGACGGTCTACCTTTCTTACTTCCGTAAGTTCCTTTTCCCATTGGCATTATTTTTTCCCTTTCTTTTTCTTAGGTAATTTGCATTTACATTCTTTTATGTGAAATATTTTGCAAATAATTTTTTTAATAATACGAATCATTTGTAACCTCCGCCTTTTGATTTGTATTGTTTAGCTAGCATTTGAGCTTTACGAGCTGACCATTGTCCAGGAGCTCCGCCTTTTCCTCCAGCTTTGATCCTATTAAATAGTGCTTTACGCATACCAGGTTTTGTATAGTTACCTGCTTTATTAACTGTAGATTTTTTCTTCATGGTCTCTGTAGTTTTTTCTTTTTAACTTTTAAATCTTTTTGTATTCTAGATAAAGTAGGTGATGGTCTATTTAAGCTAGACATAAAAGATTTTTTCTTAGCTTGTTTAGACATTAACTTTTTAACACGCTTATCTACGTTAGGGTTTTTAGGCTTTCTCTTTCGAGAAGCGGGAGCTTTCTTCATCATTTGCTCCATTGCAGCTCTGTTCATGGTTTTTATCTACTCTTTGGATTCGGAATCATCTGAGGATTCTTCTACCTTAACAGCATCCCCACCGATTTTGACAACAGGAGCTGTCATTTCTATTGCATCTGTGTGTATCATTAGATAATTATATCACAGTAGAATTTACTTGACAATAGTATAAAATAATGGTAATATACCACAATTACAGGAGAACATCATGGGTAAACCAATAGCAAAAAGCATATTAATTGATGCATTAAATGCAGTAATTAATAACAAGGGTAACAAAGCCGCAGCTTCTAGAGAGCTGGGTATACCACGCACAACATTACTAGAAAGAATAGAACAAGCACAACTACAAGGAGTTAAACCTACAGTCGTGCCCCCCGATGCTGAAGCGGCATTAATAGAACAACAGTATGAACACGATGCAGAAGTTCGTGAATTAAAAAAGAAAGTAGATGTATTAGCTAGAGAAAACTTAGCGCATCAAAGATTAAAAGACAGTTTAATAAAAGCAGAAAAGCATGTAGCCAAGCCGCCAAAATGGCTGACTAAAAATACAAAAGCAAAAGGTGCACCAGGTGTGCCTACTATATTTTTATCTGACTTTCATTGGGGTGAAGTAGTAGATGAACAAGCTGTTAATGGTATTAATAAATATGATAGAGATATAGCATTAAAAAGATTTAAGAACGTAGTAGAAACTACTATTGACTTATGTACTAATCACATGGTTAATCCTAGATATCCAGGAATAATCTGTGCTTTGGGTGGCGATATGATATCTGGTGATATACATGACGAGCTAGCAGAAAACAATGATGGCACTAATATAGAACATGTGTTGGATTTGCTAGATAATATGACATGGGCACTAGAAAGATTTGCTAAAGTTTTCGGTAAAGTATTTGTACCCTGTACCTATGGTAATCACTCCAGAACTTATAAGCAATATCGCCACAAACAAGCGGCAAAAACTAACTATGATTGGATGCTATACAATCTGTTAGCAAGACATTTTAAAAATGATAACCGTATACAGTTCCAAATACCTACAGGCTTTGATACAGTATATAAAGTCTATGGTATTAACTACTTACTGACACATGGAGATCGTCTCGGTGTGGCAGGGGGCACGGGAATTGTGGGTATGCTTGGTCCGATAGCACGTGGTGTGCAGAAGATTAAACAAGAATACCATAATAGAAATAAGACTATTGATTACGTATTACTTGGGCACTACCACCAGTATATATCTCTAAAAGGTACTATTGTTAATGGATCTACTAAAGGATATGACGAGTATGCTTACTCAAATAGATTTACATCAGAGCGACCACAACAAGCACTATGGTTTACACACCCAGAATACGGGGTGACATTCCAAGTTCCTGTAGTAGTTGATGAGCCTAAAGGATCTAAGTCTAAAGAGTGGGTTTCTTGGATGTGTTAATCTAATCCTAGTACCTCACGGTCTCGTAGGTTTCTAATAATTTGACCAGCGGGGTACTGTGTTAGTCTAAAGTTTCTAAATAAATCTTTCATGGCTTCATTCCTTAAAGCATCTACGTCTGGAAAAAAATTATAAGTTGGGTCCATTTTAGAATTAAATACAATTACTTTTTCTAGTGCTTCTTCTAGCTGATCGTTTCCTTTTTCTATAAGATCTCTATCATTTGTCTCTGCGCCTACCATTATATTTCTAAAACCTTCAGTTATTAAATTGTTTATTCTGGTCCTAAACATTCTTGTTTCGCCACCAGTAAATTTTTCTAGGCGCAATGCTTCTCTTTCTTTTGATATTTTAGTAGGAGTAAAACCTATACTCTGCCATAATATATCTAAAGCGTTGAGATCATCAGTTAGCAAAGTGCCTGTAGATGAATACGCTCTTCCGTCTTTAGACATTTCAAAACCTTTGTAAATATTTTTTAAAAATGTAGGTAATAAGGCATCTATATATGTAGAGAATTTAATACCACCTGTTTGAGTTAATTCTTGAAATAATTTTCTAGCATTGTCAATGAATATAGCACCTGGTGCACCAGTTATTGCACTTAAATCTTGTGGCACTGGAGCTCCTAATACATTAAGAGCAGCTCTTGCTTGATCAGATCCTGGAAATCTAAATGCAATTCTTTTATTTATGTCCACATTTGCAACAGCATTTATCAATCCGTTCTCAGCTGCTTCGATTAAAAATTCAGGTGTGCCTAAATCATCAAGCATTACTCTGAAATCTTGTCTTAAATCTTTGTCTACTCCTGTATATATTTTTCTAACTAAATCAAATAAAAATGCACCATCTTCTCCACCAGGTAAACCAAAGAAACCAGCAGATAAGAATATAGCTAACATCATTCTGCCAAATATTTTTTGCCCTGTGTATTTTCTATTCTTATTACCTGCAGTCAACATTCTTAAAAAGACACCCATCATCTGACTGATATATGTTTGAAATAAAAACACAGGAGCGCCAAGACTTCTCATTATTTTAGGTTTATTTATTTTGTTATATAAACCAAATGTCTCTTCAGTTAATTCTTCTGCAATAATTCTAGGAGTAACCACACCACCGTTGGCTGCAACAGCTGCTCTAAATAGTGCATTGTTTTCCATTAAAAATTCTGTAGCATTTTTTCTAAATGTAGGATCTTGAGCTAATCTATGAATAGCTAAGAATGCAGTAGATCTAGCAAAAGTTTCGAAAGTTTGGAAAGCTCCACCGATTATTGTATTTTCTACAGTTCTAAATTTAGATCTTAAACTATTTCTTGTTCTAATATTTAAAGTTCCAGATGGCATACCTGCTTCTCTAACAGCTGAGCCTTGTTTTATAACACCATTAAAAACAGCTGCTAAAAAATCATCAGCTTGATCTTCAGGAAGATTTTCTCTTCTTATATCTAGGAATAAATCTTGATAAGATCTATTTTTACCGCTTAACATTTTACTTGTAATAGCAAATGCTCTTGCTAATTCTTTTTTGGTTTGTACTTCCCCTCCAAATTGTGCTATATAAGGACCTGTTATTTGAAGAAGACTTAGTAACTGTAAAAATGCTGAAGATAAATTACCTCCTAAGTACCACCAGAATCCTAATCTTCTTAAATTTGCAAACTCTTGTTCTGGGTCACTAGTATAATCATACCACTGTTGGTAAGCTCTTCTTTTAGCTGCATTAGGTTCTTTAGCTGGATCTGTTACTTCTTTTAGAAGCCTATTAGAAGAAGTATTGTATCTATTAGCTGCGGCAGCTTGCGCAGCTGCTTGTGCATATTGTGTTAAAGCTCTACCAAAATCATTACTAAATCCAGGAACACCACCTATTTCTCTTCTAGGTTTAAAGTAAAAAGAATAGCCTCTAATATTTCTTCCTACTTTTTTATTTATTATACTATCTAATTCTTTCCGTACTTCTAAATAAGCATTGACATTTACATCTGACAAATGTTGAGCTACAGAATCTAGACTATCAAAATCATCTCCCACCATTTTTCTTAATTCTGCTATACTAACTTCTTGTGCGTTTGATATAACAAAATTACCAGAGCCATACTTCTTTTCAAGCTCTGCTCTTACTTCTGGCTCTTCGTCTAAAAAACTAGTTCCAAATTTTCCTTTATTAAATTGTCTGTAGTCTACTAAATCTCCAGACTGTTTCTCTTTTACTGTAATATAAAAATTTCCGTACCTTTGTAATGGAACATAATCATTCTTTTTAAAATCTTCAAATTGTTTTAAGTCAGCTACTAGCGCAGATAGCCCAGAGCCTTGTGGATTTGTTTTAGTTCCTCTAGTAGTTCCTACTATAGGAGGTACTACTTTAGTTAACACTTCATCTCTACCTGTGTCTGGTTGTAGTATAGTATCAGATTCTTTTAACTTTTCTAAAATATAACTAAGTTGACGATAAGTTAAATTCTCTTGTTCTTCAACAGGCATATTAAAATCTACTATACCATTGTTTGCTAAGTCTGGTCTGTAATCTCTTAATATTCTTAATCCATTTGTTATTACATCTCTAGTATTTTCATCAGCAAGTAAACCTTTGACCACTTCACCATGTAATACTGCTAGAGCTTTTTGTACATCTTCATAAGCACGTGCTGCATTGCCTCTAAGAACAACAGTTTCTCCTGCTTTTACTGTGCTACCAGCGGCTCTTCCATTTTCTTGTGCTACAAAAACTATTTCACCGTTTTCATTTGCCCTGAATATACCAGGAGATCTTTTAGTTATTATTGGCTCGCCTGTCTCTGGATTTACTGATCTTTGTGATATAGGTTGTTGCGATATTTCTAAAGCTTTTATTAAAGCGTCACGAACTTCTGGGTCACCCATTGCTGGTATAAAATAATCTTGTAATATAGAAGTAAACTCTGTAACTATTTCTGTTTGCTTACGATCTTTTGCTCTGACATTTTCAAATAAAAATTCAAAGCCACCACCAGCAATAGCCCAGTTTCTAGGATGTCCAAATATTTTAGAACGTGTGCTCCACTTCTCTAAACTTTGGGTGCCCCCTTTATCAAACATACCTTTGACTTGATTTATCTTGTTATTAAATTGAGCAAAGTCTCTTCTTTGTTGTTCTCTTGTAGGAGGTTCTTGTCCTTGTTCTAGTGGAGGATCACTAGGATCAGGAGTAAATGATCGTGATTCTAATATATTAGGAATAGTGGAATCATAATTGCCATTGTTGTATACGCTCTTTAATTGTGTAGGTTTAAATACTATGTAAGAATCAAATAAATATTTATCAAATAATTCTAGGTCTCTTTCAAATTCATTCCTATAAACAATACCATCGTAACCTTTATTTTGTATTTCATTAATTAATATTTTGTACTGCTGTCTAACAGTTTTATTTTCCATAGCTTTTAATATTCTACGTTGTTCTGCTTTTGTAAATATAGGTTTGTAAACTGTATTGGGTGGTGCTTCTCTTTCACTACGTATTTTAACAGAGGCAGGGTTTTGTACTATTTGAAACTTATTAGGATCTCCTGTTAAAGTTTCTAAAACAACATTAGGTAGCCAATTACCTAGATCTGGCATACGTAAAGGATTTTGTATAGACACCATAACAGGATATACTTGTGCATTTTTTAAATACTCAGCTTGTTTATCTACAGATATATCAACTGGAAAACTAGGAGTTCTATCTTTTAAATTTCTTATTATACTATTAGCTTGTCCTGCAGTACCTACGTGAGCTCCCAGATCTACAGTGTTGCCTATGAATGGTATTTGTTTTGTTGTGCCATGAAATGCTACTAATGGGGCATTTGCTCTATCAATATCAGCTGTAGATAATACTGAAGCTCTGATTAAATCAAATTGATTTTTAAAAGACCCAGGTGAAAGATTATCTGTTATACTATATTTAAAAAGAAAATTCTTAGGTCCTATTAATAAATCTAATATAGCATTTTGAGCGGGTGTATTTAAATATGTATCTAAAAATGTTTCAGTAAAAGTTATTATGTCTGCAATTCTTCTATCTTCTGTAATATATTTATCTATCATACCATGATTTTTATTTGCAAACTTAGATAATTTATCTATAAGAAAAACATACTGCGTTATTTCTTCTTGAGTTGGTATACCTTCTGGGCGACCATTGCCTGTTAATAAATCTAATGCCTTAACTATATTAAGTAAATAAGTTCTAATTAGTACATCGTTTTCTTCTGATATTTTTTCTTCTGCTCCTATGAAAGGTATATTATCTGATGATTTTTCTATACCTTGTCCTTTTCTAAAAGATACAGGTATAGCATTATATAATTGTTCTAGTCTATCTAGATCGGCATTGTCTACCTCATATAGTGCACTAAGACGCTGATCTTCATTAATATAAATTAAAGTATCTTGCCCACCCTCTATTAAATTTTGCGCTACTTGACCATATGTATTAAGATCCATTTTACTTAACGACTGTAAAACTATTCTTCGCACATCAGCATATTCATCACTACCAAAAATACTTATTGAACTTTCAGATATTACTTTTTCAGATTCTTCTTTTAATATCTGTTTTTTCTTTTCTTCAGTTAAAATTTTACCAGCGTCTTCAGAAAAGATACTAAAAGTAAGAGGTATCTCTTCACCTACTTTTAAAGAATCTTCTAATTCATCTAACTCTTCTTTAGTTTTATATCTAACAGTGGTGCCTTCTGGTCTTTCACGCCCAAACTTTTCTTTGTATAATCTATCTTGCTCTTCTTTAGATAATATGGTACGAACTATCTCCCCTTTTTCTTTTCCTTTTTTAGATACTTGTCTATCAGGCGTAGGGAATTTAATTATGTCTGCAGTTTTTTTTATTTCTGGGAACTGATTTTTTATACTAGGTTCTAATCTATTTTTTATAAGTAAGTTAGCATTAGCATTATTAGTTCCTTGTCCTGTAATTTTTATAGCATTATGCGTGCCCCCTTTAACCACAGAGTTTTTAAACCATGCTTGGAAGTTACTTCTATTTAAAAGAGTAGATTGTTCTATATTTAAATCTTTAGTCTTTTGTAACTCTTTATCTTTTCTATCTAAAAATTTCTTACGGATTATACCTAAATCAGCTTCTTCAAATATATCATGTACACTCTGATAATTTCTATTTAGTAAAATATTACCAATGCCTCTTAATATGTTTTCTATAATATCAAATATCTTTTTAATAATACCACGTGGTTGATATTGATTAGCTTTGTATTGAGCAAACCTATCTGATATTGCTTCTAATTGTTGTACAAAACGGGGGGCACCCGCATATCTTTGTTCTATTTTAAACTCTTTTATCCATGATTTTTCTGCAGCGTCTAGTAATCTTTTTTGTTGTTCAGGTGAAAGCATGGTAAATATAGCATGCATTGCTTCGTGATGTAATGTATACAGTCTAGGGTCTTGATTTATTCCAATAATTGATGGATCTGCCATATTATTTTTAGCTATAAATATAGCTACTTCAGCGTCTCTTGTTGCCAAGTCAACTAAATTATAGTTACCAATAAACTGGAAGAAACCATTACCAGGAAAACCATCTGCTCCTTTTATCTCATCTACAAATTTTAAATCTACATTGGGTCCAACAGTACGTAAAAGATAAGATCTGAAATCTGCTTCCATAGATGGCAGGTCATCATATACTGAGTCTTTTAATTTAGGTGGTTTAGGTGTGATGTTATTAAACTTGTTCCAAAACTTGTAATATCTTTTCTCTCTTATTATCTTTTTCTGCCCAAGGATTTTGTTTTTAACATCTTTAGGTATAGATTTTAAATTGTTAAAATCTTCATCGGTTAAAGTATCCATGCCTAAAGTAATTAGTAATTCATTAACATAGACTTTAGCTTCTTCTATACTTTGTATCTTACCTTCTAAAGCTTTTATTTCTCTTGCTTTTTCTTGAGGTGTTAAAAAAGTAGATCTATTTATCTTGGCAATCTCATCTTTAAACTTTTGTATTCTACTATTAAAAGTAGATGCAGGTCCTAAGTCTTGATACTTTCCATTAATTATATTTTGCAAAGCTCTTAGTCTATCTCTTGGTCTGGTAGATTTTAAAAGTTTGTAGGCTTTTATCTTATTTATTTCTTTAGGATCTGTAGCATCTTTTAATGCTTGATCAAGTTCTGCTGTAGTATACCTGTCTATTATACCTAAACTTATGCCAGTTTTTCTTAATTCATCAGCTGTTAAAGGTTCGGATATTATTTCTTCTCCTATCTTTTCCATTTGTTCAAATGTAAAAGGTTTAAATTTTATCTTATTGTTAATAATATTTTCTAATTGTAATCTTCCGTTAGTCTTTGATTTAGCATCTTTAGAATTTACATCGTTTAATAATCTTTGTATAAATCTTCTACCGTTTTCTCCTTTAAAATATCCTAGAGAATTTAATGTGTCGTTTTCTTTAGTGCTTAATTCATTTAGATTATCAGAAGCTATATCAGCTACATCTTGTCTGTATACTGCTTCATCATTATTACCTTTAATACCTTTTAAGTCATACCCTCTGCTTTTTAATTTTCTTTCATTAGCTTGATGAGTCTTAGTATTTATTAAAGGTCTGTTTTTAATTTCTTCATCTGATTCAGTAAACTCATCTATTGGTTTTTCTTCTGGGGTTTTTACTTCGGGAGTTTGCACAGCAGGACCTGCTAATGCAGCACCAGGTGCATTCTTTTTTACAGCATCTTGAAAAGTCATACCTTGTTTCATATCTCTAGCAATACCTTCTGCTTGTTCTGGCGATACTCCTACTAAACCTGTAGGAATTCTGCTAGCTTTTGGAGGTGGAGATTCTGGGGCTTGTGTTTGCTCTTTGAGTTCTTCTTTTGTAGGTTCTATTGGATCAATTACTAAAGATATGTTAGGTCTATCTGAAACAGGAATAATTTGCTGTGCTCCTCCCTGTGTGCTATTTAAAACATAAAAATCTTCACCATTCATATTAACAATACCTGTAACAATAAACTCAGGAGTTACTGCATCGCCTTGTTTGTTTTTTACTAACTCACCATTCTTATCATAGATAGCTTGAATGTTAGATACGTTTACTCTTTTTCCTGCTATGTCATCAATGTCTTTTCCTTGCACTCTAAAAGTAGCATTGCTTATTGACCCCTTAAAATCTTTATCTCTATCGCTAGGACTTATAATGTATTTGTATGTACCACCTGCAGCTCCGAAGGGGGCACCGCCAAATGCACCCATAGCACCTGCGTTAAGAACTGTTTTGTAAAACTCTGGATCATTTACTTGCTCTTGTAAAGCTCCTGTAATATCGCCATCACGTTTTCCTTTTTCTAATGTACCTGCTGTTTCTACTAAAGATTCTTGGATAGTTTCTGCTCCAGCTTCTCTAGCCATTGTAGCTGCTACGTCTTTTGTAAACTTTCCTAAAGTATATTTACCTACACCCTCTTTTGTAGATTTACCTATTATTTTTTCAAACCTAACTGGTGCACCTAGTGCTATTTCAGCTGCTGTATATAAAGGAGCTAACGCCATAGTGACACGTAAGTCAGGATCATCCGTTACTTCTAATTGTCCTTCTGTTATATCAGCACCTGCCATTGCTGTTAAGTATGCTCGGCTAGCATATTTGCCAAACTTGTTGCCTAATTGTGTTGCTCTTATAGAAGCCATTGGTCCACCAAAAAGACCTATGGCTCCTCCTATAACAGGGGGAGCGTATCTTAAAAAAAGAAATGGTATGGATGTAGCAAATGCGTTACCCATAGAACCTGCTGCAAAATCTGTAAAGTGTTGAAGTTTACTTTCGCTATTTAATATGTTGAATATATTTAGGTCATACTCTTCTAGCTGACCCTCTTCATTTAAAAAGAATCTCTCTGCATCTGCTTTTAATTGATATTGCCTAGTAACAGTTTGCCACTTCTGTTGCATTTCTTCATTGTCTATTGCATCTCCTATGATACTCATTATATTAGAAGGAATTCTTTTTACAAAGTTAGCACCACTTTTAAATTGTTTAGTAAAAGCACCATCGTCTAGACTCTCAAGTGGTATGGCTTCTGCGTCTAATCCAGGAACAAATAAGTATCCTTTATCAAACATATCATTGATAAATTGATCAGAGTTAATTACTTCTTGTATTTTATCTTTAGACATATCCTTTGGAACAATCATAGTTGGTCCATTAGGATCAGCTGATAGTGCTAGTTTAATTGAGTTTTCGGGAGAAGTTGTAGATGTAGGACTTACATTAAGATTTTGTAAAGACTCTAATAATTCTGTTCTAGATGGTCGTAAGTTTATTTCTGTTGCCATGTCCTTTACACCTTAGTGTATTCAGAGAATATTATTCTCTTAGTTATTTTAAATAATCGTTTATGTTTAATGTTACAGGACCCACAGGAGAATCAAATGTACCAGTAGTTCCTGCTGTGGTTTGCCCACTACCTTGATTATTAACATAGTTTGCTAGTTGTGGGAATTTTTCTTTTAGCATTTCAAACATAAACGCATCGTCAATATTTTTTAAGAAAGGATTTACGTCTTCTTTATCTAGAGACTTAATAAACCCATCTAAATAAGCTGCATCATATCCATCGTCACCAGGCTCAAGTCCTAGTCTAGCAGCTTCAGCAATTCCTCTAATTGTAGCTTCTTGTACTTTCTCGCTAGGAAGTCCTGCTTTTATAGCATAAGCTTCTGCTTGATTAGCCAAAGCCTCATTGTATCTTCTTTTAGATGCAGACTCTAAAGCTTCTAGATAAGACTTTTGCTCTTCTACGTCTGCTTCTTTTTGTACCTTAGCCGCTTTAATAGTACTAGGGAATAGACCTTCACCTTCTAGTAATCTTAAACCTAAGTCCATTAAGAAATCATCTTTCTTTAAAAGACCATCCATAATTTTTCCTATCTTAGTTCTATCATCTTTTTCAGGAGTAGGTTCTTTCTTATCATCACCTTTTTTGTCTTTCTCTTCTTTCTTTTCATTTGATACTTTTGTATCAGATATTATATTCTCTGGTAGATCTTCAAATACAGTGCCTTTAACATCTATATTTTTTTCAGGAAATGTCATTCTTTCTTTTTCTTTTCTTTTATCTATGGCATCTTTTTGTAATATTTTAAACATGTCAAATATATTTAGTTCTTGGTCAGAACCAGGAACCCCATCAACTTTTGGTTTCTTTGATATGATATCTTCTATGTAGCTATCAGGTAAAATTTTTTTTAAAAGCTCATTACCATCCGCATTTGCAAAAGCATCTGGAATATCTTCTGTAACAAATTCTTTTATAGGATTTATTGTGCGGTCTATAAATTCATCAATTGCACTTGGAGGATTCAGTTCTTTCTCTAATTTTTTTAATTGTAATTCTTTCTCTTCCGCTTCACTCAATTCTTCTGGTACTGTGGGGAGCATAGAAGAATTTACTAAAGCACTTAAACCCTTATTAGTTCCTGCAGGAAAAATAAATGGGGCTAAGTTTGAATCTTTTAGTATACCACCAGGAGTATTCTTTCTAGCACCATATGTATCTAATCCTAATGTTCTTAATGCATCAGTAGAAAGATTAAAATCATCATCTAAAGTTAAAACTAATTCTCCGTCTTTACCTATTTGTACTCCCATTAGCTAAAAAATCCTGTTATATCTCCCCATGTTAATCCTAAGTTACCTGCTGCTCCCAATGCGCCTATACCAGCACCAGCTATTTGTCCAAACAAACTAGGTTGTTGAGGAGCTGGACCCATTGTAGTAGTCATTGATCCTGTTGGAACACCACGTAATATATCAGAGTAGAATCCGAGTTGTTGTTTCGGAAAGTCTCTTTCTTGTACAAATTGATTGTACCCTAAATCTAACACTGCTTGATCCATACCTCTTTGTAATCCACCAATACCTAGTTGTCTATTTATATCGGATGATTCTAATGCATCTGCAGTTGCAGCAGTTTGCGCCATACCTAACCCTGAAGCTAACTGTGTTTTTCTATCTTGTTGTGCTGCTTTTAAAGCCGTGTCAAAAGCTCTAGCTTGTGCCTGTGTATAAATATCACCAAGACCTTGTTGTAAATTTCTTTGACGTTCTGCTTCTACTATGTCTGCTCTTGATCCACCAAATGCACCAGCTTGTGCAGCTTGTGCTTGATTAGCTACTTGTTGCATTTCAGATCTTCGTGTTAATTCTCTGGCTGCAATATCTGCTACGTTTGTCATATATGGATTCATATATGTTGATATGTCAGCGGCTGCTGGCATTCCTGCGGCTGTCGCAGCTGTAAATGCTTGTGCCCCTCTGAGACCACCAAGACCTCTGCCTTGTTGAGCCTGTGCCATAGCTTGTTGTTCTAGATCAGAAAAGCCTGCAAGTCTAGGTCCTGTGTACGGTATAAAATTTTCTTTTGCTACATCACCTGCAGTTGCTACTAAAGATTCAGCAGCTCTTTCCATATACTCAGGAAGTTGTACCTGACTTGTAGAAGTTTGTTGTGCCTGTTTAGTTCCAAATAAAAAATCTAACATTATTCGTTACCTCCAAACAATACAGGAATATCATCTTTTAAATTTACTCCTTTAGCTCTATCTACTGCATCAGATAAATTTTCTAATAAATTCTGACGATTAGGATCTCCTGTCATAAATCTGTTTCTTAGTGATTCAAGAGTTAATGGCATGTTAAATCTTCTTTGTAAGTTACTAAAGAAATCTATCTCTTCTTCTTCATCTTCTTCTTTTTTTGCAGTGTCTTGACTTGGTGCAGGAGTTTGTTTATTGTCATTACCACCACCTCTATTGCGTCTTCTCATTTCTTCTGCAGCCATCATGGCATCTTGTTTATCATAAAACTCTTTTAATTCTTCAATAGTCATGTCTTCTAATTTTTTACCACTGCCAAATAATTTACCTAATATTCCTGAAATACCAACACTTCCAAAAAGATCAGCTACGTTTTCAACAAAGTTTTTATCTCTAGGTAATTGTCCGAATGTTTTTGCAGCACGTAAAATATTTTTAGTATCATCACCTAGCATAGTGTTGCCAAACAAATCTTTACCTCCGTAGTCATAAGCAGCTAAACTAGATTTTAATGCATCAACTGCTGCATCGTATTGTTCTTTACCAGCTCCTGGTGTTGTTTTTTCATATTGTTTTAATAAGTCAACAATACCTTCTGCAGCTTTAATGGGATTATAACCTGGTGATGTAATCGTTTGATCTCCAAAAGTAAATTTCTTATCAGGGTCTACACCTAAACTACTTACAAGATTAGATAATCTATCTTCTTTTATAGCAGCTTCTAATCCTGCTTGATTAAGTTGGAATTGAGTATCAGCTGGTCCTGTAGGTCCACTAGTTGGTTTATCATCATCATCTCTATCAGGTTTAGATGGAGGAATATTAAAATTTCTTTCTCTTGCTGCTTTTAAATTTCTAGCACGGTCTATCATGCCTTTGCTTACACCACCGCCTTCTTTGCCATCTGTAATATAGAAAGAAGGTATACCTGTGACAGGTTCTGGTTCACCTGAACCACCTAGTAGTTTAAGTATGCCCGCTTCTTTTGGATTAATGTATGCAAGAGATTCACCTTCAGGCGCTAATGTATTAATAGTTCTTGCAAAATTTCTTAATTGTGATTGTACATTGTCTAATGACATATTATAAAAATCTGGGTTCTCTGGTTTAGCTACAGGTAGTTCGTATATACCTCTATTGTTTCTCGATTCTTTTTTAAGTAATGCGGCAACACCTGGTGCAACTTCATTTGTGCGCACCGCCATATCACCTGGATTAAGAGGACCTGCAAACTGCATCTAAATATTATACCTTTTTTGTACCTTTCTAACAAGGGGGGCACGGGCAAATTTACAGTGGGTTATTTGTATCACTCGTTACCTCCATTAAACTTACTATTACATGCAGTCTGCCAGCTGTTACAGCCTGCGCTTTTAATATCTCAGTAGCTTCCATAACTAAAGGATGTGTCAATATCTCATCTGTTGCATCACCACTTACAGTTTCTTTCTTTAATCTAAATACAGCAGAGCTAGCATCTGTGATTGTTAAGGTTGCTGTGTCACCTGAGCCAGAGTCGTCAGATACTAATATCGATTTAATAATAGCTTTGGTCTCTGCAGGACATGTGTATATAGTGGTATTATTTGTTGTAGTTAAATCTACTTTTTTACTTTTATATTCTATAGCCATTAACTTAAAAACCAACTCATAGAAGTCTGCTCTGTTTGATCTGCAATTTTAACAGGAGGATTTTCTTCTGAGAAATCTTTTAATTTTAAAACCTGCAGTAGTGTATCAAATGTTTTAACATCTATCTTGCCTTCAGCTCTTTCTTTATAAGACGGTTCTGGATATGCAGGCTTACTATATATTGCCATTACCTAGCTCCGTCTACTCTTCCTTCAGCTCTCCAAGTTCCTAAACGCCATGCCACACCTGTAGTATCTGTTTCATATCTAGCTTGAAAAGATCTACCTCTAGCACGCATATCTAATTTGTTATCTGTATTAGATATTGTAAAAGGTCCTTTTGTTATTTCAGTATCTTGTGGAAATACTTTTGTCTTCAAAGTAAATTTAATATTTGTACCTGCACTATACGTTACATCAGGTATAACTCTATTTACAAAATAAAGATTGTCACCATTAGCATCACCATTAAAGAAACCTGTTTCTACAAAAGCTGTAATAGCAGAACCTGCTGCGTCATTTCCAGACTCTTGATTATATTGTAAACCAGTTTTATCTACGGTTAGTGGGTTAGCAAAGATATTAGAATCTACCCATGCTGTTCTGTCTAGAGTTCCTATTGACCAGTTATTATCTATATAATTATATATAACATACTTATCAATATCATCAGAGCTGCCTGATGGATAGAACCACCATATCTCATTAAACTTAATGTTCTGACCAGCAAATACTTTTTCTCTTTGTACTTGATTAAAGTCATCAAATACGTGCTGTAATACTGGGCATGGTAAAGTTCTTACTGCACCATCATACATATAAAAGTTATCTACACCCATCCAGAATGATGCACCTTCTATCGTAGTAGCTGCGTTCTTAGATATGGTGCCTGATATCTCTCCTAGTACAGAGAATGAAAATGTAAAAGGTGGACCAATAAACTGCATAGAATAAACATCTACATCTGTCCAAACAAATATTTGACCACGACCTTTTTCTACTGCTTCTATATTAGTTCCTGTACCTAGCCTTTGTTCACCAGCTGTGTTTGTTATTTGTGCGTTCCATGTACTTAAACTTTCTTGGTCTGAGAATCTTATAGTCATTCTGTCATATGTAGAAGAGCCTTGAGGATTAGAACCAAATACAATTAAGTGTCTGTCTGGTGTAGATACTAACACTTGCCCAACTTTAGTTGGTATCTGTGAAGCATCTCCACTTAATGTGTTTGTCACATAGTATGCTAATGTAGTTCCTCTAAAAGTACTAGGAGCAGCAACAAAAGCACTTACATCAAAGTAATATATTGTATCTTCACCACCACCTACAGAAGCTACGATGTCCTCACCAAAAGCATCCATAGACCAAACTCTAGGAGATAACACAACACCAGAAGCTGAACGTGCAGTACCCCATGAAGAAGCTCCCCATACACCAGCACCAAAACCATAACCTGTTAAACCATCATCTGGTCCATTGTTTGTTAAGTATCTTAATGTAACAGAACCTCCGCCTGTTTGACTACCACTACTTGCTGTGCCTGAAGAAGCCACAATAGAATATTGGTTTGCACTTATATAAGTACCTATGTATTCTCCAGCTGCTATTGTTACTCCATCAAGAGTCACTGCTGTGTCTATAACAACACGAGAACCTGGACTAGTGTTAGCCAAGCCGTGATTAGTATGTGTTACTGTGACAACATTAGAACCTGCAGAACCTGTAGTGTATGGATTAGTTAAAGTTATTGGGTCTGTTCTAAATGGTGTAATGTCATAGACTGCACCACCATACTCCACAAAGAAGTGAGTTGATGTTCCCATAAATATAAACTTACTACCATCTGTATCTCTATGTGGGAATATTTTACGGCATTGCCCTTGTAGTTGTGATGAACTAAATCGTTTAGTCCAGCCACCTATCTTCTCTGCATAGCCTTGAAAGAAGCGCACCTTATCTGCGTTAGTATAACGCATCTGCGCTTGATAATCTGTTATGTCTGTGATAACTCCTGGAGGCGCTGTTAATTGTACTAATGGCATTTGCCGTGCCCCCTTCCTACCTGTTATTAGGTATACTTATTAAATAACTCTCCATCCACATTATCTTCTCTTTGATAATGGCAATGTCCTGTTGCATTTGAGTAATCTTATCTACTTTGTTTTCAACAGCATCTAATCTTTCAGACCACATGCCCCATGTCATGGCTATACCAAAAGCCATTACTATGTATGGTGCTATTAATTTAATATCTATCTTCATGGTTTAGTTGGCCAAGTTACTGAGTTTACTTTTTCTACTGTGTCTAAGCCTTCTGTTAAATCCCTTAAATCTTGTCTATATTTTTTCTGTGCGTCTGTCATGGTGTTATCAGAGGTACCCCACCAATCTGTTTCTGCGATTAATCTATTTCTTTTTCTTCTAAGTTCTTCCATGCTTCTATCAAGAGCACCATCTGCCCATGCTTTTTCTTCTGCATCTCTTGCAGTTTCTTCCTCTGCTGTAAACTGAACTTTTTCTCCATTTATATTATGAAATCTAGGCATTAATTTACTCCAAATAATTTAAATGTTCCACTAGCTATAGTACCACTAGCCATAAAAAATCTAATGGCATTTACAGCACTTGTTGATGTAATATTAGCACTACCTATTATCATTCTCATGGTCGTGGAATTATCCATGAAAGTACCAAGTATAGCTATATTTTTATACAAGCTACCCGCAGGATTAAATAGATGAAAATCAAAACAAGCACCTTCTCCTGTTGCACTACCACAACTACCACTGCCTGTTATTTGTAAAGGGTCCATATTTGCGGATGCATTTACTTCATCTAATGTTCCTGAAGAAGCATTGTTCTCGTGACTTATTGATCTTTGATAACTTCCCAAATCGCCTGTAAAATTATCAGTTGACGCTAAAAATTTTAAATGTTGTGCATCTGTACCAGGCACTAAATCTATTACTGAAACGATATATTTTTTATAAGCGCTTGTAATATAAGTTGAATTAAAAGTTATAGTGGTATCACCACTAGCTGAAATTGTATGTAGCAAGTCATAACCTGCTCCACTAACTGTGCCTGTGAAAGCAAAATTGTTTGCTAAATTTAATTTAGCAGATGTAATTGTGCTATCTGCAAAAGCTCCTGCGGGTAATGTATTAAGTGCCATTATGCTAATATCTCCGTAGCCATACCAATTGAAACCTCTGCATCACTATAACCACCAGTATTTGCTGGCATATTTAAAGTCCATGCCCCAGAATTAGTTTTTATTTGTAAATCATATTGAGTAGCAGAAGTTGTATTAGGCGAGTCTAAATATACTAAAGGCTGTGGTTGTGTGTAATAAGCCGACTGACTATCAGCAGGCCATCTAGTAACTATGAATGGATCTGATTGAACATCTGATCCAGCAGTATTATTTCTAATTTTTAACATAACATTAGCAGATGATGTATTACAACCAACACGAGGAGTAAACATCAGTAATACTTTACTAGTAGCTGCACTAGGAGTAATAGTTACAGAATAAATAGTTACATAACTAGTAGAACTTGATGTTTCTGTATTTGATTTAATTGTTTGCACTACTTGTCCTACTTTACCAACAGGAGGGAAAGCTGTACCAAGAGTTACACTACCTGAACCATTAGACGTGATAAGATTATTATCACCTGAGTCATTAATTAAATTTACTTTTAGTTTACTGGTCATCTATACTCCTACTAACTTGTACGCTCCAAAATATGTAGGTGAAGCACTAGAGGCTCCATAAATACTTGGTGTTCCAGAACCTACATTTGCTTTTACATACATCTCCACATAATCAGTGGTGTTAAAATCAACAATCATACTAATAGCTTGTATAATTTGGTTACTTTTAGCGTTAGAATTATTACTAGGGTCGATTGCATTTCTAGCTAATTCAGAGCCATTTTTATAAAGAATAATAGCTCCATATTGATATTCTTCTCCATTACTATTACTTGCATTGACTTGACCATAAACAAGATACTTACCTGCCACTGTTGGTGTAAATCTATAGTTTGTGCTATTATCGTACTTACTATCAGTGTCAAATAATTCAGTATCAAAATCTATTTTTGTATCGGTGCCACTTGAAATATTTGTACTTGAACTCTTGGTAGCATGAAAGGCGGGAACGCTAGTAAAAGGTCCAGATACAGTATCCCCTGTCTCACCAATCGTAATTGATGAGCCTGACTGCTTTATAATCTCATTTACCTTTAACTGTGATGCCACTTATTACTCCTTATGATTTAGGGTTTGCGTCTTTAATAGCTTTGATTCTAGCTTTCCATGCATCTATATCTTTATAGATTTCATCTAGCTGATCACCAATATCACCGTAAGCTGCTCTACGTGTAGATCTGACTACATTGTTTGCCTCTTCAGTATTACCTGCTGTTTCGTATGTAGCAAGTTGATCATCTGTTGGTTTATCAAGTCCTGAAACATTCCATTCTTTTATGTAAGGACCCTTACCATCAGAATCATCCTGAAGTAAAACGTCTTTTGTAAAATCCACAGTCTTTGAGTTAGCCTCACAATAAAGTTTTATCTTTGTTGATAACTGTGCCACTGTTTACTCCTATCCGCTAAAGTCTGCGTATTCCACAACCTTAGCACGTTCTGCTGCTCTTTTTGTTTTTACATCAGAAGGCATAGCAGTTCCGCCCTCTGCCTCTCTGATTGAATACCAATCAGTAGATGCAAGATAAGCTCTTGCAGTTTCGTTGATTACTTTTTGATCAGCAAACTTGTCTTGTTTGTCCATGTCGGCTTTGACTTTTGCCCAAGTAACAGCATCTGGCTTAGAGCCAAAAATAGCTGTACCGTTAGAGTCAGCGCCAGATACCCACTTAACTTGCGAATTAAACTCCGCTTCAGTAGAGGGGGCACCAGTTATGACAAACTCGTATGTACCGATCGATTGTATTGCTTGTGCACAATCTGCCATTGTTTACTCCTTATAATATCACTAGTGTTCCACCACTAGCTACGGTTATTGTTTGTCCTGAGGACACTGTTATAGGACCCACTATACTAGCATTTTCAGATGCTGCAATAGAGAGCCCCCCTGTCAAAGTTTGTACGTTTCGATACGCGCCTTGAATACTTGTTAGTTTCGCAGCAGTAACTGTTGCGTCACTTGGAGTACCTATGTCTAAAGTATCTCCGAATATCTGACCTGAAAACGTAGCACCGTTTGCAGGTGGTCCTGTAAATGCTATTGTACCAGATGTTGAGCCCGCTGTAAAGGCTGTTCCTGGTACTTGATAGACACCATTTATATGAATCATTAGCGATGCTAGTGAACCTATTGTTTGTGTGGTGCCCCCTACAGCTATAGTAAACTGTGTGT